GACTTCCACCAGGACTTCGGTGCTGCATCGGTAGACGCAACCCTATTCCCACTACTGGGAACTCAGGCAACCGTCGTAGTCAAATCAACCAGCTCAGGAGTTGGGCCAACCAACCCTACCTACACCGCAACCTGCCTAGTAACGCAGTACCAGCCATTCGCTTCCAACGTAGGCGACCTGGCTACCCTCAGCGTCACCTGGCCAACCAGCGGATCGGTAACTCGCGCAACAGCATAAGGAAACTAAATGCAAACCAACCTACACATCACTTACGCTGACGGCACTAAGGCGGAGGTAGTAACCTCACCGGCCGACATCGTTGCATTCGAGGCTAAGTTTGAGATAGGTGTAAGTCGTCTGAACCAAGACCCAAAGATGACTTACATCTATTTCCTAGCTTGGCACGCAGCCAAAAGAACTAAGGTCACTAACCTTGAGTTCGAGGCCTGGGTAGAAACCATCGAGGAAGTAAGCTCAGACCCAAAAGCTTCGTAGGGCTAGGCGAGGATTCGTATCACTGGCGAATCGCGTGGATTGCGGTCGAGACTGGAATCAGCCCTATCGATCTAATGCAACTGGACTCCAGGATGTTCTGGACTCTAAGCAAGTACCTAGAGTTCAAGGCTCAGCGCCAACACCGTAAGCGGTAAACTTATAGGCGAGGAGCGTGCGGATGATTACCCCAACAGTAAACGCGGAGAAAATCCGCGATGCAATCAAAGAACTTCGCAACGTAGACCCTAACCTCGTCAAAGAACTACGCAAAGAACTACGCACGAAAATCTCGCCGCTTGCTAGGCAGGTCGCAGAAGCCGTGCCAACTGACCCTCCGCTATCAGGATTCGGCAACACTGGTTCGACTGGCTGGTCAGACGTAGTGCCTAAGATTTCATTCACGCCAGGTCGCTCACGCAAGACCGGTAATCACCTAGTCTCAATCCGAGTGCAGCCACGCGCAGCAAAGCGCGGTCTATACATTGCAGAACTCGGAGGCTCAAGGACTCGCGGTGTTTCTAACCGAGGCCGTGCAATGATCCGCAACCTAAACGCTCGCTACCCGATGAAGGGACGCGGTGGACGTTTCGCCTACAGGAAGTTCCGACTACTAAGACCCGACGCAGTGAACCTTGCGACTGACTCGCTGAACCGCTACGTCCGGCAAGTAAATAGAAAGCTGAAGTTCTAATGGCAATCAATCTCCCCATAGTCTCCAAGTTCTCGGACGCTGGAGTAAAGGCTGCGGAGTCGAGCCTAAAGAAGTTCTCGCAGTTCGCTAAGCAATCAGCCGTTGCTGCTACCGCTGCCATCGCCGGTATTGCTACAGTCTCAATCCGAGAGTTCGGAAACTTCGACTCTGCCCTACAGCAATCCGTTTCAATCATGGGCGACGTGTCAGATGCCCTCAGAAACGACATGGCGGACGCGGCTAGGGAAGTAGCCAAGACAACTACGTTCTCCGCTGAGCAGGCCGCTGAGAGCTTCTACTTCCTAGCTTCGGCAGGTTTGGACGCAACCGCTTCGATTACCGCGATGCCAAAGGTTGCTCAGTTCGCGCAAGCGGGTATGTTCGACATGGCTCGCGCTACAGACTTGCTCACCGATGCTCAATCTGCACTCGGCCTTACCATCCGCGATGATGCGATCGCGAACATGGAGGAAATGGTTAGAGTCTCTGACGTGCTCGTTAGGGCCAACACACTAGCCAACGCATCAGTCGAGCAGTTCTCGGTCGCCTTGACGACAAAGTCAGGTGCGGCCTTGCGTGCCTTGAACAAGGACATGGAGGAAGGTGTTGCGGTTCTAGCAGCCTTCGCTGACCAGGGTATCAAGGGTGAGATAGCTGGTACGCAGTTGTCTATTGTTTTGCGTGACCTAACGACTAAGGCAATCAAGAATAAGGAAGAGTTTGCTTCACTTGGTCTTGAGGTCTTTGATGCTCAAGGCAACATGAGAAACCTCGGAGACATTATTGCTAACCTCGAAGATGTCTTGGGTGGTATGAGTGATGAGACTCAAAAGGCAACTCTGCTACAGGCAGGATTTTCGGACAAGTCGCTAGCTTCGATTCAGGCTTTGCTTGGAACCTCAGATGCAATCAAGAACTATGAGAAGGAACTAAGGGTCGCTGGAGGAACAACCGACGAAGTAGCAAACAAGCAGCTCGAATCATTCAACGCTCAGATGGACTTGCTCAAGTCTCGACTAATGGACGTTGCAATTGAAATTGGTGGGCAACTCGCTCCGCGCTTACTTGAGTTGCTAGATCGCATTAGTCCAATCATTGACCAAGCCGCTCCGGTCATGCTCGACTTGTTCGACAAGATTCAAGCAGTTCTAACTAGGGTTTACGAAGAAGTTAGTCCGCTAATCGAAGCGGCATTGCCAACCTTCTTAGAACTATTTGAGGACTTGCGCGAGCCAATAGGTCAGGTGCTTGAGTTCTTGCAGATACTTGGTGAAACGGTACTCAAGGCCGTAATCAAATTAGTAACTAACGAGGCTTTCCTCAGTGCGCTAGCAAGAATCGGTCAATCCTTCGGAACTATCGCTGAACAAATTGGCATCGTTCTCAAGTCGCCTATCGTGCAGTTCTTGCTAGACCTTACTAGCGGAATAATAATCACTGGACTAAACATTCTCGCTGGCGCTCTGGAAGCAGTGGCTAACGTATTCCAACGAGTCATAGACGTTATCAACGCATTCAACCGTACAAGCATTGCACCTAAGAGCTTGCCAGGCGGCGGTATGAGTTCGGTCTCGGGCTTTCAAATCAATAGAGGCACTCAAACCTATGTCCCAGGTATGGCAGATGGTGGCATCGTCCTACCAACACCAGGCGGAACGCTTGCAATTATCGGTGAGGCTGGTCAGAGCGAAGCAGTAATCCCGCTCGATCGACTAGACGCAATGATGGGACGCGGAGGCGGAGGAATAAACATCACCGTAAACGCTGGTATGGGCGCAGATGGACAAGACATTGGCCGCAAGATTGTCGATGAGATTATCCGCTACGAGCGCCTTAGCGGACGCGTGTTTGCGAGGGCATAATGACCGTCAAGGTAGAGATAGGTTTTGACCTAACCGATTCCCCTATCGGCCCATTCTTTCGCCTCAATGACCCAATAGCGGGTCGATTGAACAATACCGAGTTCACACTTGCTGGAACGATTTTCTATGACGTGACCGAATACGCGGAGGCGATTACTATTCGACGCGGTAAATCAAGATTGCTAGATAAGTTTGAGGCTGGAACGCTGAGTGTAGTTTTCAACAACACGAATAGATACTTCGATCCGACCTACACCGCTTCGCCGTTCTTTGGCAACATCGTTCCTCGACGCGAAATCAGAATCAGCGTAGATAGCGTTTATCAGTTCTGGGGGACTATAAACGACTGGAATCTAGACTTTCAACCAGAGGGCAAGCAGACGGCTACAGCAATTGCTACTGATGGGTTTGCCATTCTCTCGAATCAAACACTTAGTAGCCGCACGAACTCAGCCGAAGCCGCCGGTGACAGAATCAATACAATCTTGAGTCTTGATGAGGTGGACTGGCCACTTGATAACCGCGACATTGATACGGGTGCTCAGACTTTAGGCGCAGACTTAATCGCGGATGATGCGAATGTCTTGTCTTATCTCCAGAGAGTCGAGCAATCCGAGCCAGGTAGATTGTTTATTGGGAAGTCGGGTGATTTAGTATTCCGCGATCGCACCATTGCTCCGACTAGCGCAACCTTAGTAGACCTAGCAGATGATGGCTCAGGCATTCCATTCCAAATTCTTTCGGTGCAATATGGCTCAGAGTTGCTTTACAACGAAATCGTAATTAGCTCTGCAATAACTAGCGGAACGGCGATTGCAAACAACTCAACTTCGCAAGGTGAGTACGGAGTCAAGAACTACACGCAGACTGACTTGCTAATGAGCACGACTGAGGCGGCTCAGGAAATAGCAGATTACTATGCAGGCAAGTTCGGTGAGCCAGAGTTTAGGTTCGATCGTATCGAGGTAAAGCTAGACGAGCTAACCGCAGGTCAGAAGTCAGAAATCCTCGACTTAGAGTTGGGTGATGTTGTTAGCGTTTTGTTTACGCCAGGTTTTGCTCCGGCAATCTCTAAATACGCGGAAGTAATACAGATTGAAAACGTCATTAGTCCGACCTCGCACGTTGTTCGTTTCGGATTCTCTACCCTAGACTTCAGCGCATTAGTTTTGGATGACTTAGTATTCGGTAAACTAGATGAGGACGCGCTCGCGTTCTAAGAGAGGATTAACATGGCTGGAGCTGGCCGTAAGGTTTTTGCAGTAAGCGAGGTGCTAACAGCTGCAAACGTAAATGATTATCTAATGGATCAAAGTGTCATGGTCTTTGCAGATTCCGCAGCACGCACAACTGCCATTGGAACACCAACCGCAGGAATGGTTAGCTACCTGGTGGACACAAGTTCACTACAGGTTTACGGAACTGCTTGGGCTGGCGTGTCGAATCCAGGTGACATCACAGCCGTCACAGCAGGAACCGCACTAACAGGCGGAGGCTCTTCTGGAGATGTCACTCTAAATTTCGACTTCACAACTGCAAATCCCTTCACCTCCTCAACCGCTACCGACTACACGGTTGGAAGCTCCGATGCTGGTAGCTACCTTCAGTTCACCGCCGCAGCAACCGTGACAGTTGGAACAGGCACAGCCTTCATCGCAGGACAGCAGGTGCAGATTCTTGCAGACGGAACGGCACTCACCATCGCAGGTGACGGAGGCGTGACCCTTGCAGGTGCAGGAACCGCAGGAACCGCAGTCAGCTTCACAGTCGGGAACCAATACGAAGCGGTAGCGATTGTCGGTGTCGGATCAGATGCTTACCGCATTATCGGTAATGTGACAGGAGCATAATGAGCCTGATTCTTCTCGGGATTTTAAATAGCCAAGCAGGTGCGGTAGCTTCTAAATACTTCCTTGCCTTCTTTGATACGGCTAATTCATACAGCATTACCTACAAAGATGCAAACTCCATTTTTGTTACTGGAAATCAGTCAAGCGATTTCTTTATAGGAGAGGTGGATGCGTTAGGTGCTGAGGTTTCACAGTTTGGCTTATCAGGAGATACGACTAATACGGGTTTAGCTAGCGGACTTGATTCCTCAGATAATTTATACATACTTGGACATCTTAACGATGGCTCTGCAAGGCTAAAGCCAGCAATTCTCAAATACAATTCGTCAAATGTTTTGCAATTTCAAAGAAACTTTTTGAGGGACCTTAGCTCAGCTACTTTTGCCAATCACCTCCATGTAGACAGTAGCGGAAATACTTA